GTCGCCGGGAAGCTTGCCGTCGTGGCGTAGCTGAAAAGGGGCGAGCCTGTCGGCAGTGCCGTCACTGCCCCCGTCGCGGCGGCGCGGTAATAGATGATTCCGTCGCTCTCGTTGATCCCGATGACCCCAGACGCGAGCGAGGACGGCTTGTTGCCCGCCGTTGTGCTTCGCAGTAGTTGGATCGTGTTCGCCACGTTCAGAACGTCCCGCAGTCAAGGGTTGAGTTGCCGTCAAGATAATCAGTGCCAGCAGTCGCAGCTGAGTACGCCGAACCGTTGCCCTTGAGCAAACCAGACACAGCAGACGTAAGGCCAGTGCCGCCCTGGCCGACGCCAACGGCAGTGAAGCCAGCGGCGAGAGAGCCGCTTGCGAGAGCACCGACGCTTGTCAGGCTTGACGACGTTACGCCAGATCCGAGGGCCGTGGCCGTGAGCACATTCGTGCCGGCGATCTTGTAGGCCTTGCTGGCGGCCAAATCCATGTGCGTCGAGCTTGTCCAGGCCGACGTGCTCGCTACCCAGTTGAACGTGTAGTCAGCGGCAGCGTGGATGGTGATTCCGCCGCCGTCCGCAGCTGCGTCAGTCGTTGAACCTTTCGCAAGCTCGATGTTCTTGTCTGCTGTGGTCAGCGTCGTGGAATTGATCGTCGTCGTCGTGCCGTTCACGGTCAGGTTGCCACCGACCACAACATTTCCTGTGAATGACGCACCAGCAAGAGCGGCATAGCCAGACAGGTCCACGGACACGCCAGCCACGGCAGTTGCCACGTAGGCTTGCGTTGCAAACGCACCACTGCCACCAATGGCGATCACAGATGTTGCAGAGCCGCCAGCACCTCCGGTGCCAGTGCCGTAGTACAGCACGTTCGTCTGCTCGTTAAAGCACAGTTCTGCGTTGGCAAGGCTCGCAGGTGCTCCTGCGCCGCCACCGCTTGCCCGCCGCTTGATACGAATTGTGTTTGCCATCAGTAGGAACCCCCATCTGTGATTGATTGTTCAAGCGCCGTCCACGTCGTCAGGTCGCTTTCCATCCGATAGATCAGTCCGGTCGCAGAGACATAAACAAGCATTCCCGGCTCTTTCCGCAGGAGCGGAATAGCGTCTCTTTCGGAAATGTCTGCAACGCTGCGGTATCCGCCTTTGCCGTAAAGTGCGTAGTGCGAGGCGTGAGAGTCAGTCGTGTCAAAAGGCACGACCGGCGCGAGTACGTTAGTGCCTTTGATGCTTGACATACGTCAACTCACCGTCAGGTTGACGGTTCCCGTGATCGGATACGTCGAGCGATAGATTCCGTATGACAGCGCCGACTGCCCTGCGAACGTGATCGTCCTCTGCGTCGTCTCCCAAGCGGACGACGTCAGACCGCTGACGGCAAACGTCGGTGTGCCAAAGGACGTCGGCAGGACAACGTAGATATACGCAGTCTGTGCGGCAATCGTCCTCGACTGTGCCCGAGAGCCTCCGAGGTCGTTAGCTAGGCTGGCGACGATTTGAGCGTCAGTAATCGTCTCAGCGGCAAACGAGCCCCAGAAGCGACGCCTGAGCGTCGGGACGACCTGCAACGCCTCGGCAGTGGCAATCGTGTGAACTCGCACCGTCTGACGGAATGCGTCGCCGTAATGAAACACCGGAACGCCACGCGGGCTCGTCACTTCGTACGTGATGTCAACGCCGTTGATCGTGTCAATGACTTTGTCGTGCCGCAGCGGTTCGCCAAAAGGCAACGTACCGGCCTTGATGATGAAATCACGCGACTCCCACTGCTCGACAACGCCGGAAGTGCCCTGCGACTCAAAACGGCTTGTGCCGATGGTGGCAAGAACAGTGCCAAAGTCAGCGCCGCGAGAGTAGCGGACAGACCGCGAAGCACCCGCCGACAACTGACCGGCGAGCCATGCTGCACCGCTGGCGAGTAAATCGGACATAGGCACCTCAAGCCACAAGACCGCCGGCCAGGCGGAAAGGATGAAAACGCGCTGGCCGGCGGCTTGCAGTGGGACGGGAATCAGCCGATGTTGATCAGCACGGGCACGACAGCGTCGCCGCTCAAAGCCGCTTCCGCAGCCTTTCCAGCCCGCTTGTTGCCGCTGCTGGTCGTGGTCACGTTGCTGTTCGTCGAATCCCAGTAGACGAGGGCACCCTGACCGATGGCACCGGAAGCCTTCGGCAGCTTGAACACGCCCTCAACCGCCACAGCGCCGAGAACGTTGGCAGCAATCGGACGAGGAGCAACGGTCACGAGGTCATTGAGAACAACGACAGCGCCAGCCGCAACAGCGGAGCTAGGCGTGTAGTTGATCAGGTCGCCATCCTGATAGTAATCAGCCATGAGAGCACCTACTTTCTAAGGAAATTGGGGTTGGTTGAATCATGCCGCTGGGCGGGAATTGGCTCCCGCCCAGCGGTCACGGTTTGCTTTCGTCAGGCTCAAGCGGTCGCCATGCGGTAGCACGACAGGCTCTCGGACTTCGTCACGCCGAAGTCGAAGAAGCCACGGATCGCCACGCCGAGCAGCTGGTAGTCCGGTGCGACCTGTTCGATCGTCGGAGCCTGCTGACCGTTGAGGAAGACCACGTCGAGCGCCGGGAGATCGACCGAGTCGGCGGCGAGCCACCACGTCGAGGCTGACGTGAGGTAGTTCGACACGACGACGCGATACCGACCCTGGAGCACGTTCGCATTGGGCTCCTTGGTCGTGTTACCCGAGATGAGCAACGCCGAGGTCATGAGTTCCGCAGCGGTGATTTCCAGTTCCGGCGGAACGAGCAGCACGCGGGGCGCGATGCCCAGCGGGTTGCCGTCCGGATCGTTCAACTTGCGGAAGGCGGTGGTAGCCGTCTTCAGCGAGGTCAGCGACAGAGCGTTACCAGCAGCGGCAGAAGCCGCCTGGTAGTAGCTGCTGTTGCTGCTCTGGAACTCCGACCAAATCGCCTCGTTCATGGCAAGAGCCGCACCACGACCCATGCGCTGCGGGATCTGCGACAGCGCGTTGAGGTCGTCGTTGATCATGTCCTGACGGGTCAGCTGGGTGCTGATGCCGTAGGTGTCAGCAGCGACCGACCGTCTGGTGTCGGAAGCCTGAGCCACCTTGAGTTCGCCGGCGTTGCCGATCTTGCGGAACTTCATGTCGCCGTTGAGACGCAGGAGGTTGATCGCCTTGAAGTCGTTGACCGACCGCACGGCACTGACTTCCTGCCACGACGACTCGACGGCGTTGAAGCCGTTGAGCAGGAACTTGTTGACGAGAGCGCCAAGCAAGTTGCTGATGTCGTGAGTCGCAAACGCAGCCTTCAGAACCGGCTCGGCGTTGGCAGCGGAAATCCGGCTGGAGCCGGTGTAGCCGTTGGCACGAGCAGCCTCAATCAGCACTTCGCCGATGGAGGTGGTCCGCCTGACCTTGTCGGCAGCTTCCAGCGTGCGAGCGTCAAACGCCTTGTCGGCATTCGGCAGACCGCCCTGGAGGCAAAGGGCCGCCTCAATGACCTTGTCGTTCTTCACTTCCTCAACAACGTGGACAGCCGGAGCGCGGCTCTCGCGTGTCGCAATAACCTTCTGCATGTCGTCCACCTTCTTGGTGAGAGTTTCGATGGTCGCCTTGAGCGCGTCGCTCTCGGCGGTATCGACCTTGGGGGCGTCCACGACGACGGTCGCCGTGGCTTCCACCTTGGTCTCAGTGACCTCGGCGGGCGTTTCGTTGGCGGATTCCGCCATGAGTAGCTCCTCTGCTTCTTCAGCAGCGATGCGGGCCGACGTTGCGTCATCGGCTCCCAAGGTCACAAACGAAACCTCCCGCAACTTGGAGGCTTTAACGATGCGGACAGGTCCGTTGAAGACCTGCCCGTTGACGGTTACTTGCTCGCCGGCTGCGACCTTCTGGTGCCGCATCACGTCAGCACCGACCGACGCCTGCCACGCAAAGCCCTTCTCAGCTAGTGCAGTCACCTGCCTAGCCAGTTCAGAGTCAGCGAGGATCTCGCCCTCGACGTAGAGGCGACCGTTCTCGGCACGCACGCTTGTCGCCTGCCCAAGAATTGCCGCCATCGTGTACTCGTGGCCCATTACGATCGGGATCTTCTGCTTGTACTTCATGCCAGCCAGATCGATGACGATTGGCTCGGCAGACCACGCCTGGCGAATCGCAGAGCCGGTGTACGCCTCGATGCTGAACTTCTTTGGCTGCGACGGCATGCCCTCGCCAGCTTCCGCCGCGATGAACTCAACAGCACTTTCAAGATTCAGCCTGTTCATTGATTTGCGGCCTGGTCGGCCTCCTCTGGTGTTGCTGCGCCGTAGTTGCCGTCCGGCTCAAGGTCGATGAACAAGCCGAGTTCCTTCATCAGCGCGACCTCGGCGGCACGCTGGCGAAGCTCTGCTTCCCAGTTCTTGCCTTGCTTGGCGTATTCATGGGCCAGCGTCGTCGTGTGCGTACGCAGCCGCGTCTCTGCGGCGCTGGCTTCCTTGGACGGGTCAACGTGTTCCTTGCCGTCCCAGACCCAGACCCAGTTCCACTCGTTGATCGGCGGAAGGCCGCGCGGCACCAGGCCGAGGGGCACGGCTTCGTCAAGCCACATGCGGAGCGTGCGGTCAAGCATTTGCCGCTCAAGCTCATCACGCAGAACACGCTGATTGGACGCATAGACCTGATGATCCATGCGGCCCGAAGCGTAGTTGTATGACGACGAATCCAACGCGGCGACGTTGTATGGAATCTGCATGCAACGAGCGATCTCGTTGAGAATCTCACGCTTGAACATTCCGTACGTCGATGTCGGCTGCTCTGCCTTCAGCTGCGAGACGTTCCATCCCTCGGGCAGCGTTACCATCGTTCTCTTTTCGATGGGCATCTCAGCGAACGCATCAACGTCGTCAACCTCGGCGGCAGGCGAGTTGGAGTGCAAGAACGCTGCGAAGTCCGCCGCCGTCTCGGCAGCAGCAATCACTGCATCGGTGTAGCGACGCAGCTGGGCAAACAGGCGAATCGACGGTGCCACTTCCGATACGCCGCGATGCTGCGCAGGGCGCTGCCGAGTGAACCAGTGCACGATGAGCTCCGCAGGAATGCGGTTGAACTCAAAGTTACTGACTTGCCAGTTAGAGCCTGGGTGGTACTTCAGCACCTTGTACGCAACCACGTTGCCAACGTCGTCAAACTCCAACCCGTCAACGATTGAGCCTTCCGGCGTCGTGTCTGGGATGTACAGCCCCACTGGCGTGGCGACCATCTCTGCCTCAATCAGGCGGATGTCAAGCTGCACGCCGTCAAGGCGAGGATTCGTGAAGTACATCGCGAACGACTCGCCGTCAATCAACTTTGACTGACGCATCGTCCGCAGCTTCTCGGCAAGATTGACACGCCACGACCAATCAAAAAACGACCGCTCAACAAGTCTGTCAGCGTCTTGGTCGCCTGTGTTGAGTTGCAGCCGTGGGCCTGTGCCAACCAAGTCGGTGGCAAGCGTCTCGCAGATGCCGGCGAGGTATGAGTTGTTGTTCCGTTCGTACCGGGCACGGTTCCGCATCGTGCGCCGCACGACAGGCGTCAGCGCACCGTCCATGCTGAACCAGTCAGCATTGTTCCAGTGGCGACGGTCGTCCATGCTCTCGGCTGCGTCAAACCGTGCGCGGACAAACTTGGACGACGTCGGCATTTGCCGAGTCGGCTGCGTTCGCCCGAACCAGTTTGAAAACAAGCCCATCAGAACGTCCCCGGCGGCAAAAGTTTGTTGAACCGCAGCCCACGAGTCTTCGTGGTGGCTGCCGTCTTTGCAGACAGGTACTTGTCCGCCTCGATCATTGAGGCGAGATCCTGTGCTTCCACTTCGCCAGCGTCGGTACGCACCCGCTTTGGGCCGGTGGCCGTCTCGGCGATCTTGTCGCGTAGTTCGTCGCTCATGCGAGCAACGCTACGGGAAACGCTGTGCGATTCAGACCGGGTATGCCGTTAGACTTCGACCCACTCTTCGCCACGTCGCTCAAAGAGAACGACCTCGGCGACGTTGAGCTTGCGGGCGATTTCAGCCGTGAACGGAGAAAATACAGCAAGCACCTTGCGCGAGTCGATCACGCCAGCCGCCAGCAGGAACGACGTTAGCGCAGTCGCCTTGCCGGTGTTCCGATAGCGTTCCTCAACAAACTGCTCAAGCGTCTGCATGCCACGCCAGACGTGCGAACACGCCCACGCCAGCATCGCACCGTCAGAATGCCAGACGGCAACCGGCGTGCAGCTGCTTGACTCGCCAGCCAGCACTTCCGTCACCTCTGCCTGGAACTCGCTGCCTTCCTTGGTAAGTCGCGAGCGGATGGCGAGCATGTCCCGAGGCTCTAGCCCATCAATGGTGGTGAGCGTGATTTGGTTCATTTGAGTCGCTTTAGCTGGATGACTTTCTTTCCGTTTGGGCCGGATGGGATTGTCACCTTCTTCCGCTGCCGCCCTCCCGCCTCTGTCGCAACTGGATGCACGCCCGCAATCGACGCCGCTACGGCAGAGCCAACGAGACAGTCCCACCAGTGGTTTTCTCGCCGGTTGTCCAGCTTCCATTCGTCCACGACTCGCCCGCGAGCCTCTGTCCTCACCGGGTACTCGCTGGTGAGATGCTCAATGAGCATGTCGTGCTCACCAGCGTGGAGCGTAATTGCCTCTGGATCGCCCAGCGTCAGCCGCAGCCGAGCCGCGCTGAACGTCTTCCAAAAGTTTGTCTCGTAGACGCCGTACCGCTGGTTCGTCGCCGTCTGCCGCATGACCCAGTTCAGCCCCAGCTTTTCGCCTCTCCCCTTCTTCTCGGTGAGCAAGCCGCCAGAGGCACCAATACCTTTGCCGTGCGTCGGCAGCAGACTCGCCGTGAACGTGGACCGCCGGCAGAACGTCCGAACCACCTCGGTGGACTGCCCCCAGTTGGCATCGACGCACACCTGACGCACCCGCATCGGCACGTCGTCTTCGCGCAGCCAATCCCTGCCCAGAAGGATCTGCGTCAGCGACTCAAGCCCAGCGGATAACGCACCCTCAAACCCTGCCCCCTTGGCGGCCAGTGCCAGCGTCTTCTTGGCGTTCTTGGCTTCAAAGAACGTGCTGGCTTGGTCAGGGTAGGTGCCGTAGGCCACGACGTGACCGCCGAACGACTCGCCCCACGATGCGACAAGCCAATACAGCAACTTGTCCTGCACGTCAATGAATGCCGTGAGCGTCTGATGCGACAGCGGCACCGTTCCTCGAGGAAGCGTCAACGCACGAGCAGCCAGCGACCGCTTGTCGAGTTTCTCGCTGGAGATGTCATCCGCGAGCGGTGCGTTCTGGTATTCCGCTTGAAACGCAGACTCTCCACGGTCAATCCGCAGATTCCATGCGTGCTGGATGGCGCTGAGTTCGTCGTCGTGCTTGCGCTCGGGCCACGCCACCCGTGAGCCGGCATCCATCGTCTCCTGCTGGCTTGCATAGAACGCATCAGAAGCTGCGGTGCCTTCACCGCTACGCTGGCCTTCTCGCCTCATCTCGGCATACTGGCCCCACAGTTCATCAGCGGTCGGCCATTCGTAGACGAGCTTGGTCCGTTCGCCTTGCCACGACGGGTGACGCATCCTGTCGAGTAGCCGGTCAGCCAGGTCGTCGGGACGGATGACGGTGATGGTGGCAAGCCCAGCGATTTTCTTGCCCGGCCCGGCAAGCCCGAGGATTGCACCAGAGAGGATGCGTTCACGGGTTGCCACCTGCGACGGACTCCCGCTGCTCTCATCCGTTTGGGGATCGTCAATCAGGCACAAGTCAGGCCGGATTGTCTTGCCATCCGGTCGAGTGTGACTGACGCCACGGATGCGACCAGTGATGCCAGCGACTCGCACAGCGGCACCAGCAGACGCAGCCTTGCCGATCCACGGAAGCGTTACCTTGTCGGCGGTCCAGCCCATGTGAGTAGGCTCGCCCTCGCACGTCTGACCACGCACCCGAGCGGTGATGCCCTCTAACGCTCGCACCGGATAGCACGCAGCCGGGAAGTCCTCGGCGAGAAGGTCGTTCTGCTCCAGGTGGCTCTTGAGCGTGTCGAGCATCTGGCACGCAATCGCTTGGTCGGACCCCACAAGCATCACGAACGAGCGGTGCCCGTACAGGCAAGCCCACAGGCACGCCCAGATTGAAAGGGTTGACTTGCCAGAGCCGCGAGGCATGGCGAAGGCGAACAACTCGCCACGCAGCACGGCAGCCTCAATCTTGGCAATTGCCGTCAGATGGTCAGCTGACCACGCCAGAGGGAACGACTCTGCGCCGTACACCTCGCAGAACTTGCGGAAGTCTGACCGGCAGGAGTCACGACGCTTGGCGTTCTTTACCGGCGGAATGCTGCCGATGTCTCTGCCGGCGGCACCGACTTTGCGTGAGCGTTCGCCCGTCCGACGCTTAATGTCGTCGTAGCGTCGTTTGGCTGCGTCCTGCCGGTCTTTTTGGTCAGAGCGAACCAAGGCGGCTCCGGTGGCTAAAAAACATCACAAATATGGCA